AAATAAGATTTCCTCCGTATTTCTTATTTACATCTGATTTAGTTAAGTCCGTTCCTCCATATTTCTTAATAGTCTGTTCCTTCTTTTCCTCTTGCTCTTTAGTAATCTTCTCAGTCTTAGGAGCCTTATCTACTTTACTGCCCCCCCCCATTATTCTTAGACGTACCTTCTATCTTCTTCCTCATCTTGTCGTTTAGAATCTTTCCCTTATCGCTTACCAAAAGGTGTGTACCATTTATAGTAATCCACCTATCTTCGGCGACTAAATATACTTTCCTCTCACCAGACTGCATAACAAACACCTCGTTATCATTAAAAATAATTTATAAGAACTTTCAAAGAATTTTTACATCCTAGAGAAAGTAATCTCAACATCTCCCATATAGCAAGGGTCTCTCAAATCACCAGGTCTTTCATTCTCCACAAGTCTCCAATCATAAAGCGGGTCTTGTGGTAATATGTCCCTCTCACCGTCCAGAGGTATATCATAAACACCTTCATCTAACGAGACTTTAACTATCTCAACATCAGTAGTTAGCCAATCCAAGTTTCTACCAAAAATATGATTAGCGTATCCCTTACTGACTGTATCAACATACTCTCCAGAACTAAGTTTTATATAAGCACTCGAATCACTAGAGTTTTTAGTGAACTGTCTCTTTAGCATACTCATAGGTAACATAGATGCACCTTGTATACTCTCTACTTCCCTATCAAACATCCAGCTATTGTAAGATGCCCCAACCCTACCTGAGAACATCCTACCAGAATTTTTCTTACTGTGAATCAAGGCATACGGTGAAGTCAATACAGAATCATCCAACACTTTCATACAAATTTCAAGTATTACGTCAATATCTGTATCTTCCTTCGCTCTCTCTAACTCATCTATAGGCCAAACCCTAAACGCTTTCTTAAAAGATAGCTCGTTAAACTCTCCTACATCCTGTCCAGGACTAGGGAAGAAATCTAGCATGATTTCAAAAACATACCTAAGACCTGCCGGAGTTACATTGTAAATTATATTTTTTACGTCCTCATCCAGATAAGGAACTCTAAGGAACAAAACACCTGTTCTATATATGTCAGACTCAAATACAGCTGTTCCTGAATGTTTTGATATATTATGCCTAAATACTAAATCTCTAGCAATCGTCAACTCTGCTAATTCCTTAGAGATATCGTACCCAGGTATGAATAAATCTCCACCTACATACCCATCGTTACCTCCATGAGTACCAGCCATTATGATAGAGTGTTCCGTTCCTCTCTGTTCCCATATTGAACGCATCCTCATCAAAGCTTCTCTATTAAAATCATCTGTAGCATTTGCTAAGTACGTAAAATTAAAATAAGAACCTAAAGCCTCTATAAACTCTATGGGTACTTTATCAGGATTAACTAAATCTGTAAATCTATAGATATTCTTCTCAGCGATATCAAACTCATGGAACAGTAAGGCCAAAAATACCAGAAAATCTTCGTTCTCTTTTAGAAAATCTGGTATGAAAGACATATATTTGCTACGTTTAACATCTTCAAGCAAGTCTCTCATAGGTCTATCACCTTACCATTTATACCCAAGCTATCTACTACTGAAACACTAATATCTTCAAGATAAGAGAACTGAATCTCATCTACTTCCACATCTTTTGCAGGAGTAATGAACTTTCCACTACTATTCTTCATTAAGGACTCTACATACACATCCTTAATCATCGGAGAGGTAGACCGTATCAAAGAATACACATAATTCAATGACATACCCCTACCAAATCCAAGATTATCCCGACTGAACTGTGCTAGAACATTGCTTTCTACAGCTCTCTTAACTCTAGTTAGTTCGTCCTTCTTACTCACATTCACAACTATACTAGCTTTTATAGAAAATTTTACAACTTCAACCTCTGGAAATTCTACGGAAACCTCTACGTTACCTTTTCTCATCAAATCCCTTTTTATCTCTTCCTTTGTTAAGTTATCAAGATTCTTACCAGAAAAATCTACAGCCCATATTTTCACAAGATACGGAGAAGTAACATATTTTCTATACTTCCAATCCTTTACTACACAATCATATACAGAACTATTTTTGAAAACTCCTGTTCTGTAATCATCCAGTGTAATATACCTATCCATAGTGACGGCGTTTTTTCTAGCTAGTATCTTATGCGTCTGTAAATCAGGTTCATTCGCTCCACCGACTGTATCACCTTGATTAGTAAGTCTAGTCATTCCCGGTATAGTCAAATCTATAGAATCAAGAGAACCAGCCTCAACAGTACCATCTACCCCAAGACTAATCAAAAATCTAAACTCTATAGACTCATTATTATCAAGAGGAAGTAAATCTAAGAAATTTACAGACATTAATACATAAACCTGTCCATCCGAATCCTTGTGGACAGAGTAGACATACCCACCGTTATACTCTAACAAGGCATCATCTACTTCTTCCCAAACAACCCCGTTCTGTATTATACTAACAGACCTGTCAGAAACAGTCTTATATCCTAGGTAAACCCTTCTTGATACTCTACCGGCAGTATTCTTATTCTTCAAAAAATCATTCCTGGTCATTCTAAGAGATTTTACTTCACCCTCTATAATAGGCACTGTAATCTCTGAAAATGTACCAGACTCTTCTACCGTATCATAAACACAGTATACCGGTTTTACATACGATTTTGTACTAAACACTCTAGTGTATCTAGGTATAGTAACTGTCCTATCTATTGCAGAATCAAAATAAATTGTAATTTCTCCCTTAGCGGAACTTACAAGAGGAATCCTATAATTCATAGCCCTCATAAGTGACCTAAGATTCTTGTCCTGAACTGCTGTATCCAAATATGTCTCAAAAGCCTGTGTATCAAAATAGAAATTCTGCATATCCTGAACACTGGCTATTAACTCTATTAAAGTAACACCTAAATCTGACTCATTAAAGTCTGTCCACTTATCAGTCAGTCTAGGTACTAGATTTATCAATTCTCTTCTTATATCAAGTACACTTCTACCTGAATAAGATAACTCATTTTGCGTACTCGGCATTTAGTCCAACCTCTCCTTCCTGTACTAGATTTTCCGTAACCGTAAAATCGTAAGTTACAACATCACCCGTAACAGAAAGATTAAACGGATAAACATAAGAACCACTTACGTTACTATTCCTAATTCGATAATAAATGATAATATCTACGGTACTATCTTCTTTCACCCTAGATACATCAACTTCATCTACTACAATTCTTTTCTCCCAGGAATTTAATGCTTCCTTAGTATATAATCTAACTAAATCATTAAAAATATTACCGTCCTGCTCAAACACACAGCGATATAACTTTGAACCAAACTCTGGCATAAAAGCTCTTTCACCAACTCTAGTAGAAAGAATTGTATAGATACTCGAATTTATCTTATCAAAACCAGCGACCACCTGAGTCTTACCTAACCCATCCCTCGAATCTGACCTAAAAATATTATCTACAGGTATACCCTTTCCAGACAAAGACTCTAAAAAATCTTGATTGTAATAAAAAGCCATACCTACCACACTCACTTCGTTATCTCTACTACCTTTACTTTTTTCTCAACAAATATAGTATCAATGGCCTTAGACTTCACTTTGTTCTCTATATCTATTTCTACATTTCTATTTTCATTATCTACATCAAGAACAGCGGCAGTCTCATTCAAGTAAATCTTATTATCTTCTGACAACATCACTTTAATACCATCTTCATCTACTTCAACTGTAGTATCTGCCACCCCATTGATAAGTATCCGTCCATCTGAATTATGAAGCTCTATAAACTGACCATTTTCAGTTTCTAAATGTATTTTTTCTTGTCCATCTCTATCATCTATATATAATACACTGCCTTTATGACTTTTATAAATAACTTTCTTATCAGGAACCTCACTCTGACCCTCAAGAGGGACCTCACTCTGGTTTGCTTTACCTTCCCAATCAGTATAATAATCTTTTAACCCATATTTTTTAGGTAACGTAGTACCTATACCATAGCTAGAGCCTAGATATACCGGCTTTTCTTCGTCCCCATCCTCAAACATAACAAATACATATTCTCCGACTTCTGGAACTACAAAAGAACCGTACCCAAACCCAGCACCCATAGCACACATACTAGCCCAAGGCAATCCCTCTACAGACATTCCACCACTATCAGCTAAACCGTGAATCATAGGAACCCTTACCTGTACTCTACCTATACGATAAGGGTCTACATTATTCTCAACTCTAGCTCTATATATCCCCGTATAACCTAAAAAATTTCTATTCCCGTTTAGACTTCCTCTATACTTAGGTATTGACATAACAATCATCCTCCCGGCAATAATAAAGGCTTCGGGTCTACACAATGCTGACTGTCTCTAACGTAAGAACCCTGTCTAACCTCAAAATGTAAATGTGCTCCTGTACTATGACCTGTACTTCCGACATATCCTATAACCTGCCCCTGTGATATCTGCTGACCTACAGACACATCACCTACTCTACTCATATGATAATACAAAGACCATGTAACTGGTGTACTATCGTGCTGAATAACTACATACTTTCCTGCACTGTTATCATCCACAGTATGTACTTTATAAACAGTACCAGCCTTAGAAGCTATAATCTCTGCTCCCGAAGGTGCGGCAATGTCAATACCAGAGTGCCACCCCTTAACTCCATTAAGAACTCTAGGCCCATAGGGAGAACTAATCCTATTATATCCAGGACAAGGCCATCCCCATTCACCAGAAACAGCACGAATCTCTGAACCACTAGAACTAGGATTCTGTGAATCAACGGTACTCTCTATCTCTGCCTTACTCATATTCATAGTCTTTTCAGAACCTAATTTCTGTAAAGACAATGTAGTAGTAAAATCTCCCCTACTAATCGAATCCGAAGCAGACCTGATAAAATAAATACCTGACGAATGGTGTAAAAATCCATGCTTAGTAAAGACAGCCACATAAATCCACTTAAATACCTTAATCATAGGGTCTCCCATAATCTCCATAGAAGCATCATACATGGAGGACTGGTATCTATCATACATAGACTGTGCTACTTTTTCCAACTTACTATAAGATGAAGAGGACATACCCATTATCAGGTATTTCTTATCCTTCACTACCTGCATTACATCTGAACTCTCACCGTGGTCTATCGTACACTCAAACATCTGGTTCTTCAAAGGGTCTACTGAATATACATTAGAAGGCATCATAGCCTTAGCTGTAAGAATTATATCCTTATAATCAGGCGAAAAACTAATTACCTTATTATTTCTCTTACCACTATTGTACTCATAGTATCCTGTAATCTCTATATCTTCCGGAGCCTCCACATTCTCATATACACCACCCGAAGCCCCTCCAGTAATAGCCGAACCAGCAGAACCATTTACAATAGGTGAACTTGACGCAGCCCCAGAAACAAAAGAGTTATAAATCTCCATATTAATACTCTTACTATAATAGTGAATCTTATCAGCCGGAAAAAGCTCAGCGTCAGTATGCTTTCTTAGTATAGAGTATAAATCAATCCACTGAACCCCTTTTAACCCACTCTTTAGTGTATTTGTAAATAAGTTTATACTATTATCGTCCATATGATACCCGTTCAAAGTATATAGTCCCTTAACAGGTCCTAGAGTACCATAAATAACAGAACATCCCTTACTAATCCACTGTTGAATTTTTGGATTAAGAAGTTCCACATATCGGCTAGCCATATTAGCTGCCTGTTCTCTATAGCTATCATTACAACCCTGCCATAAACAAATTCTTGTTCCACTCTTAGAGTACTTGTCTATTTTAGGTATAGCTACGTCCTTTAACCATTTATAACCTGAACCACCCTTACAAACTACCCTAACACCTTCACTATTCACACCGTCATACTCTGTAGCACTTGAACTTCCACCATGAGAATGTATCCTCATACAATTGGTACGTGAATCTCCTACTATAATAACATCCTTGTTCGTACCTGTAAGCTGTCCTACAGTAGGGAAAGAAACTCCTAATACATTCCCACCTAAACTATTATCTACATATCCCACATCTTCAAAAGAGTTTCTAAGAACGTCAGAGTATCCAAGATTAGTCTCTTCTTCCTCTTCATCTGATAACTCTCCGTAGCTACTTCTATCTACACCTGATACACTCTTTGCCTTTACACCCAACTCTCCAACCTTGTTAGTTGCTACAAAGTATGCTTTATTATCTTCTCCGATAAAGAAAACAAACCCAACTGTTCCCGTTTCCGCACTAGTAGCTTCCTCGCAAAGTCTATTTACTATAAACCTATCAGCACTACAGTTATTCCTAGAAAAACTTATAGCGTTACCTTCATCATCAACTAACGGTGTAGTCTCTTCAATCTTACCTATAGGGATATTCTCAGTCTCACAAATATGCTGTACTATCTCACTAGGCGAACCGTGGTATGTCTCTCCATCATAAAATTCTGACTTAACATTACCCGCCTGTACCATACTCTGCACAGTACCCTCTATTGTAAGATTGACAGAACCCTCTTCAAACTCTATCTGATACTTTGTATAGTTTCCCTTTATAGTACTAGAGATAATCTTTCTTCCTTCTCTATTCGCCCATCCGTAATCTACTTCAAGATTTTTTGTATCAGACTCTTTTACATCGGAATAAATATCACCTGTAACACTATTTGAAGTCTTAATAAACTTATCCAGTCTATCATTGTATAGCTTTTTCATCTTAGCTATACCGTCATCTCCCTGTTCCGTGTACTTCAAAAAAGTTTTAGGCGATATACCTGAAATTTTCCTAAAAAAGTCATAATCTTCATCATCTTCAAGCTGTTCCTCAGTCATACCCTTCCAATCTTCTATCCTCTTATCAAAAAGCTCTTTATATTCCTTAGCCTTGATATCAGAAACAGCTTTCTCAGAAGCAGAAGTAGCATCTCCAGTATTACTAGAAACACTATTTGAATTATCTATACTACTCCCATTCGATGAAGTATCCTCAGCCGAAGCTCCTAAAGGACTAGCAAACCCGTGAGGACCTAAAGGCTCGTCTGACTGAAAATCACCTCTCTTATAAGTATATGTATTTTTCCCAGACTTCTTATTTTTATTTCCCGAGCCACTTCCACCATCTACCTTACCACTACCACCAGAAAAACCGTCATCATCCACTTTAGTAGAACTTGTACCATCCTTAGTAGACACCTCATAGTCACTTGCGCTTGTACTTGACATAGACCCACCTGACGTATAGTCCCTAGTGTCAAGCCCTGAATATAATAACTCTTCTATTTCAAGAGCTGTATCATCATATAGTGTAATTGTAAATCTACTAGAGGCGAACCCTGAATCAGCACTTGTTACTCTATCAAAATTAAAGTCAATAACACAATCTGATATATTATCCCCAAAGTCAGATACTACCACTCCACCAATACTTAACTCTACAAAAGGGTACAAAGGTTGGTGTTCTGTTAAATCTACATCCTCTTTCAGATTCAATGTAATCTTTCTACCTGAACCTGACGTATACCCTTCACCATTTCTAAGAGTATTACCGTTTATATTGATAACATCATACAACTTATTAGTACTAAGTATTGCATTTTCTACATTACCAACAACTTTTTCCGCAACACTCGAACTTGTAGTATTAGAACTATCTGTGCTAAGAGAACTTGTATTCTTACCAGATTTAGATTTTTCCTCTACTTTACTCCCATACTGCTTAGTACTCATTGACTCTTAACACCCCCGAACTATTGATACTACGAATAGTAGGAATCCTAAGAACAAGACCAGCCTTAACCTCTAATGGATTTTCTATATTATTCATTACAGCTATAGCCCACCAGAGCATTGAAGTACCGTATACTTCATGAGAAATCAAATCTATCCTATTTTCAAACCCTTTATCCACCATAAAAAATTTATCTTCATTAGTTTCCTCTATCTGAAACTTTGTAGGTGTCTCTATATAAGAAATACCGTCCTCGTTAATAATCCTATTCAATCTACTATACCTACATAACTTGTTAGAAGAGTATTTACTATCTACCTTAAAAGAACTAACAATTTGAGAAGGACTAGATACTGCCATCAAACCCCACTCCCTTCATTGAAAATTCCAGTTGTAGTAGGTATAGAATCAAGACGTAATTCTTGAAATGAGAAGTTTATATCAACTACTGAAAGATGCTGTGAACCCTCTAAAACAGTCTCACTCCATGTAAAATCTACTGACTCAAGTATAGCGTTCATAGCCACCATATCACCAAATTTTACATAACAATAGGGCGGTTGAACAATACTTCCATAATACTTAGGGTATACCAACCCTTTTATACTACGAACCAATCCCATCAAATCAGGACAAATATCATCTGAAACCTTTATAGTATATCCAACACTCCTAGAACCATTCCCACCGAAAGAGAAATACGGTGCAGACCTTCCCATAATATCTTTAGGATTGAACTCTGCGTTAAAAGACTCATTAACATCTGCTGGGTAAGATGGAAATTTTATAACTGTGTCTGTAATACGATTAATGATATAACAAGTAATAATACTGTTAGGGTCAGCCTTCCCTATCCATGACGGCTTAGAAGAGTAAGTAATATCACTAATCCCTTTTGCATCGAAATCTTCATATAACTTAGCCACAATTATCACCTACCCTACATCAATAAGTAGAAAATGCTATATCAGTATCCGTGACACCTGTATACCTTCTCCTAGACCCTGCTCTGTTACTCATAATCCCTATAATAACATCTAATTTAGCCTCTAATCTCGATACCTGCCATCTTAAAGTATCGACTATATCACTATTATCTTGACCAGAAACATTAACGTAATTATTAGGATTATTCATCGGGTTTACATCAGCCGGTACTATCATCTCTCCCTGATGAATCAACGCTACCTGGTCATTAGGAATCCAAGGTGTACCAACTGCGTACCCATGACCAGAACCCATACCTTTACCGCTAGCACTCATAACATCCTTACCACCACCATACCTATTCTTAGCATAGTTAATAGCGGCAAGCATATTATCATAACCATTCCAGATATCATCATGTCCTGCAAATTTATAAGAATTAAAGGTAGAGTCTATAGTCTGTAATAATCCCCTAGACGGTGTACCCTTCCTAGCGTTACTATCCCAATTATTTTGAGCCTTCGGATTTCCGTTAGATTCTGTAGTAATCTGTTTCAGAACCTTGTTTACCATGCTCTCATCTGTAGACAAACCATTAGCCTGTAAAGCATCTACAACATAAGGTCTCCATCTGTCTACACCAGAACCTTCCGGGTTAGGGTGCGGAGCTAGTATGTCTAAACCTGAACCTCCACCGGCCATACCACCTGTACCTGTAGCTGCTCCGCCCGAACCTGCTGAACCACTAGCTCCACTAGCTCCGCCCGTAGACCCACCAAAAATACTACTGACGGCTCCACCTAAGAAATTAAATAATCCAGACACCTTGCTACCTAAATTACCCAAAAAACTTGAGCCCTTACCACTACCTGTTAAAAATCTCTTCAATATTCCACCCTTACTACCACTAAACTTGAAAATACCTTTTGTAAAATTACCAAACACTGAATTTAGATTCAATCTTGCTAGGAAAGAACCCATAATACCATTCTTTGCGAACTCTTTTACAAGCCCTTTCTGCTCCTTATCTTCATTCTCAAACCTTTTATTCAATAACTTATACAGCTCACTTAGAATAGAAGTATCTTTCTTACTACTCAAAACACCTGAATCAAACCCAGCTTGACCACGTATTAAGTCAGCATACTTTTCAGGTACTACCATCTCTCCGCTATGTAGGTAGGCTACTCCATCGTTAGGAATATCTGTTATTCCCTTCGCATAACCTCTCATCCTACCTACACCATCTACATCTTTATACTCTGTATCCTTAGACTTATCACCAAAAAAGAAATTCTTAGCCTTCGTGAACACATTACTGATACTATCTTTGATACTTGTAGTAATTCCTAAGAATTTATCTCTAATGAAATCCCCTGTCCTATTAAATATATTTTTAGCCCCTGTAAATACTGCATCAGCGGCTTTTGCTATTCTCTCTCCACCAACAGCTCCTAGAACTGCTCCGATACCTCCACCTATGGCGGCTCCTATAGGACCTGCAAACATACCCATAGCCGCACCCTTTAATGCCCCACCAGCTGCACCCTTTAATCCACTACTCTTTCCACCTAAAGCAGAACCTAAGAATGAACTAAATTTACCCCCAGCTGTATTTCCTCTCCCTTCTCCTAACCAATCAGTGGACAGTCCTAATCCACTGAAACCATCTAACCCAAGACCTAACAACCCTGCTATAGGTCCTGCCTTAGTCAAAATTTTTCCTAAAACACCTGTCCCTCCTAATAATCCAGATAACCTACCACCAGCACCTCTAAAGAACCCTGAAACCTTACTTCCAGCTCCGGCAAACCTACCACCCTCAGCAAAAAGTTTCGCAAACTTACTACCACCCTTAAACAAAGTTGAACCAATAATAGTAAGATTCGCTAAATTTGCCGTAGTAACATCAAACTCTGAAAAAAAGTCTGCGGCTTTATTAAATATCGGGTTATTCATAAAGTCATTTGCAAACTCAGTGAAAACACCTACAGTATCACCCTCTTTAGAATCAGTAAGTATTTCCCCATTATCAGTAGAGACAAGGGCATTATCTACAGAATTAACTGCCTGCTCAATATACCCCAACATCTCTTCCGTGTCAGCTGTAGCAAAAGAATTAGCGTCAGCGTAATTTTCAAAGATAGACCCATCTGCCCACACAAGACCTGTCATAGCATATTGGTCATTTGCAAAGGGTTTCAAAGCATCCTGTAAAGCACTAACTACAAATTTCTTACCCTCTGGACCAGGCTCTTGTATCAACCTCTGGAAATCTTGTGCCCCAATACCAGTCAAAGAAGTATAGTACTGGAACCCTTCATCTCTCTCTAACTCAGGGGCACTCCTTGTAAACCATCTT